CTTGCCAAGATAGTTATATATTTCTGTTAGCTGTTCTTCTGATGGGTTCTTAGGAGCAGCAAGTTTATCTGCACCTATAAGTTGTTGTGCATTAATATATGACTTAGCCAGATTACCTACATCTTTGATAGGCGATAGACTTGGGTGGTCTCGTAAATCTTCTGGAATCATATTATAAAAATCGTTACCAGAACCGCCTTGTGCTACTTCTGCTGGAGTTTCCAACACAGTACCTTGTGACTGGTCTACCTGTTCGACAGTTTCTTCAGACATTATGTCTCCTTAATTATCATTTGATGGATGTGTAATATTGTGGCACGTTTGCCTTCTTCAAATGTAGTGGCATAAGCATCGCCAGCTACATAACTTGTCCAGTGGTAGTTACACCGCTTTTCAAGGTCTTCTAACACCTTCTTTCCAGACTCGCTGGTAAATACATCGGTGTACATTTGTTTGAGTTTTTCTTGCTCTTTAATAGGGTCAACCATTATTTTTGAACCATCCTAACTGCTTGTGCTGCTTGAGCTGTATCTGCTACGTCTTGCGATAAAGCCTCACGCTCTGCCATTTGCTGTTGCATTTCTTGTCTTTGTTGTCTTACCTGATTTACTTCACGCTGTGACTTTAACGTAGTCTTAGGAACGCCAAGCGCATCAGTTATGTGCCTTACTAAACCATCAGGGTCGATATGGTCTCCAACAGGTAATGCTTGTGATAATGGCATCAATACTTCTAACGCCTTTAATGTATTATTAAGGCTGCTAGACTTTTGCGCTCTTGCTAGTGGTGATACATATTCTATATCCACATCCTGGCCCTGTAGTATTTCTGGTGGTGGTGCAAACATATTTTCTCTTAGCATCAATGCAAATACGCGGTCTATAAGTGGACGCAACATCTCATTCATTAGCCTTCCAAGCACAGGGCCAATCACCCTCATGCGCTCTTCCTGCCTTTGAATAACCTCTGTTGCTGTCATATTAGGTGAGCCGCCAACAAGTAACTGGTCTACATAAAAGGCAGAACGTATAGCCTGTCTTCTTTGGTCTTCCATAGAAAGGCCGATAGGTATATTAGCGCCAGTATTTAGCGGTGTGATTGTGTCTCTTGAGCCAGCTCTGTAGAAGTTTAAACCGCCAGGCTGAGTTCTAATAGGCAGTAAGAAACCATCATCAGGCACTAGCAAAGGCGGGTCAATCATCTTTTGCGCTGCCTGAATAATTGTTTTAGACATTAGGTTCAACATCTTAACATCTGGCAGTGCAACCATTGCAGGGGAACGGCCCATAACCTCACCAGTTGCTTTTAGGAAGCGTGGTACAACGTATGGTAGTTCCTCAAACCCACCCTCTGACATAACCATTTTAGTCTGCATACAAATATGTACAGACATATATGGCATATTCTTACTATCTCTTTTACGTATGTCACGCTCGACTCTTGGCGTTACACAATGTAAAAGCTCGACTTGCTCGTCAGGTGTCTTTTCATAAACCTTTTTAATATGGTCGCTAACACCATCAATGCCAAACCTCTGTACAGCCGCTACTGCTGAGATGTGGTATTTTCTAAAAACGGTGTCAACTATTCCATACTGGTCTTCTTGTACATAGAACTCAGAGATGTGCCGTGTGCTACATCTTATCTGGCCTTTGTCCATCTCAACAAACATACAGCCAGTACCAAATACAACTAAGTCTACATATAGCTCATGTACTTCTGTCTCAAAGTTAGACTGGTTAAATGCTCTTATCATTCGCATGCTAGTGTCTTGCAACCATTCGCGCACATCATCATCACGGTTTAGCTCCGTGTCCTTTACATCTAAGTGAAACCAAGGGGATGCCCCACTTGTTAGCATACCATGCAAGGATGCTGATAAAAGGTCTACAGCTTGTAGTGCTGTGCCGTCATAGATAAACTCCATACGCTTTTCACCGCGAGAGCGCTTCTTAACAATGTCTGCCTTTCTTGGCAGCATGTAATCGCCTAACTCTTGGTAGTGCGTATCCCAATTATCTCGTTGCGCTTGAATATGCTCAAAACGCTTTACGAGAGCTTTAACATAGTCTTCCATACTTTACCCCATTAAGGTGGGCTGTTGTCCAGGCGTTGCTGCTCCACCTTCTAATGCGCCAGCTACAATCGTAGAGCCTCGACCTTTTCTCATTCTGCGCTGACGTGTTACTGCCTCTTCTGCCATTGTCGCAGCCCTTGCCTCATCAACAGGTGGAGGAGGTGGTGGCGGTGGTGGTGGTGGCGGTGGTGCTTTAGGCGTTAAAAAACTCATTTACTTTCTCCTTATATCGCAAATGGATTGTAATCATTTACCGCAACTTGTTGCGGAGGTCTCGTATAATTAGTTCTATTCTCGATTCCAGTAGCGAGATACCGAAATGCATCTGCCGCATGTGATGTAAAATCATGCCTTGGATGGTCTCTAAATGTTTTCTTACGTTCATCATATTCCTGCCTGTACTGCCTTAACATATCCAAACCTTCAGTACACCTGTCTCTGTCAAAGTAGCACTTAGGTAATAACATACGAGCTGCGTTTATACCATCGGCAACTTTCATCCGAGGAATAACTTTAAATCGTATGCCAAGGGAAAAGGCCGTTTCCAGCCTCGACTTGCCACTACCCAGCTCCCTGACTTCGATGTCATGCGGTGCGAGATGGTCTCCGTAATTATATTCCTTCTTATTAAGAACATCGGCATAGTGCTGTAAGCCAACGCCACCATTCTCGTAATAATCAATAACATTTACCGCACCACCTCTGAATATCTGTGCAAACCAAATAGCTGTGGAATCGTTAATACCTAAATCCCAAGCAGTATGCACTGGATAAGCAGGGTCATACGGCACTCGCGTTATTCTACCATTATCCTCTGCATCTGCCAACAGCTTGCCATAATAGGCCCCGATAATGGCGGCAGTAAAGGAACACTCATATTCCTGCTCATACTGCTCTGGTGTCATCTGAGCCTTGGCAGCATCAAGTTCTAGCGGCTTTACAATACCGCTATCAGAAGCCTTAACTATCTTCCAGTACCACTGGTCAGAGCCTTCTTCTTCCTGCAATCTAGCGGTTTCTAATAAATCATAAAAATGATTATGACCAGCAGGAGTTCCCAGAAAAACAGCCGCCCCCTCTCTGTCAGACAAGGCTGGTCGCACAACCTCCCCCCATACCCTTGGATTCTGCATACCAAACTCATCGAAGATAGCTAAGTCTAAATATATTCCTCTCAAAGCGTCTGGGTTTTCAGCAGACAGTAACATCAGCCTAGCGCCATTTGGAAAGTCTACACGCAGCTCAGTTTCATTAAAGCTAATGCCTGGGATAACGCCAGCGTAATACTTAACATAATCCCATGCTATCCTTTTAGCTTGCGTAAAGGTAGGTGCTATAAAAGCAACCCTTGGTCTGGGTAGCTCACACGTCAAAGCATGTTTTATTAAATGATTAATTGCAAAAACAGTCTTGCCAAAACGTCTGTGCATGACTAGAACATTCCAGCGCTTCAGGTTGTTATGCATCTCTGCCTGGAGCGCACGAGGCTTATACGGTATCGTTATCTGAGCCACTCGTCATCCATCCGATGTTAATCTCTTTATCGCCATCTTTAATCTGCATCATGGCTTTACTCTCATCCTTATAGCCTTGTTCTACCTTAGATGACAACCATCTAGCATGAGAGCCTGACTCACGTAAATACTCTGGCGGTATCTTTCTCTTACCTGTCATACAGCCATGCAGTGCCGCCTCATAGTACTCTCTGTACTCTGCGGCATGTGCAGCCTGTGCTGATTTGTACAATCTCTTCAGGTCATCATTCTCATTGATAACCTCATAGAACACTGTACGGCTAACACCGAGCTTCTTTGCTATGTCCTTAGTGCGACTGCCCTCAGTGAGCATACGCTCAATGACATCAGCGCTTTTCAGGACTAGTTCTTTCTTGGTCATGTTACTCCTGACTGTGAGTGTGGAAGGACTGATTAACACATATATAGAGTGGCCGCGCTGTCTAGGGGTGGTCGGGTCTGCGCAAGCCCCCGCCTGCCTTTGTTTTGCTGGCATCTGGTCATGTCAGTGTCTGTCAGTGTTGCGCGTGTATTGTTTTGCCTTGTCTGTTGATAGAAATACAAACCAACCACCATATTATCACAGCTCATAACCCTACAACCATTGCTAGCACTACATTACTGCAGCACAACCTGCAATATGTGTCATGCACTAAACAATGTTTCAATACCATATCTAGCATTGACTGGCAACGTTATACACTACATTTAGTGCTATTAAATTTATTTTGCAATTATTGCATTTTATGTATTGACAACACCGAATCAGGCGCTAATCTTACATTATGCAAGGATTGCATTAAACAATAACTAACAACGGAGTTAATACGATGAATGATAACGATTTAAGCTTTGATATAGATTTACCGAACAAGTTTAAAATTGAAGTTACACAAAATTATGAAGGCGCTAATTGGTATTTATGCGTTTATGATAATAACGGTGAACACTTCAACTCTTATGATTGCGCTAATGAAAAAGCAACATTTGCAATAATAGAATTAATTTCAGAGGAGTTAACACAATGAGACAAGTAACAGAAAACGCGGTAAACGCATTCAAGGCAGATGGTAACTTTTGCGGCAGCAATACAAACGTTGTCACATATACAAGCGGGACAGAGATGCTATTACACATGCATGTCATAGCCGTAAAACACAAAGGCGAGGTTTCTATAAGCCTATCAGGTTGGAACACCGTCACAACACGCGAGCGCCTTAATGGTCTTTTAAGAGTTTACAACAGGCCATACGGAATAAGCTCAAGACAAGGCCAAGCCCATCTAGTTTGGTTTGACGATAAAAAGCAACATAAAAAGCCAATAGACGATTGCGAGTTTTATACATTGGCAGAACTAGACGCAATGACGGGTTTATATGAATTCTTT